ACGTAAGACAGGTGACCAATGACCAAAGGCAAAACCGTCCAAGTGGCAAAGTTATTCCAGCCGATGACCACGCAGACATCGAAGTCGCAGAAATCTTCAACGGCATGGTCAGGCACATCGAATACATCAGCGACGCCGACGTTGCTTACGACACGGCCTGCGAAAACCAAGTCTCCTACGGCGAAGGTTACATCCGCATCCTGACTGAATACTGCGACGAAAACACATTCGATCAAGACATCAAGATTGGCCGTGTACGCAACTCATTCAGCGTCTACATGGATCCAACCATCCAAGACCCGACTGGTGCAGACGCCAAGTGGTGCTTCATCACTGAAGACATCACCAAAGATGAATACCAGCGGATGTACCCCGATTCTGCGCCCATCACCACCTTGCAAACGCTGGGTGTGGGCGACCAAAATCTAAGCCAATGGCTTATGGAAGACACCATCCGCGTTGCTGACTACTACTATGTAGATTACGACAGAACAACGCTTAACATGTATCCTGGGAACGTGACCGCATTTGAAGGCACCCTAGAGGACAAACAACTGAAAGCAATTTATGGCAAACCTAAAAGATCTCGTGAATCGGATCGTGTCAAGATTAAATACTGCAAGATTAACGGCTATGAAATTCTTGAAGAGCGTGAGTGGGCGGGGAAATACATCCCCGTAGTCCGCATTGTCGGCAATGAATTTGAGGTTGATGGCCGTTTGTACGTGTCGGGCTTGGTGCGTAACGCCAAAGATGCCCAGCGTATGTACAACTACTGGGTGAGCCAAGAGGCAGAGATGCTTGCCCTTGCACCCAAAGCGCCATTTATTGGCTACGGTGGCCAGTTTGAAGGTTATGAGAACCAGTGGAAGACTGCAAACACGACCAACTGGCCGTATTTGGAAGTCAATCCAGACGTCACAGACGGCGCGGGAGCTACCCTGCCACTACCCCAGCGGGCGCAGCCACCAATGGCTTCCAGCGGTCTGTTGCAGGCCAAGGCAGGCGCATCTGAAGACATTAAGGCATCTACTGGCCAATACAACGCATCTTTGGGCATGTCGTCTAATGAGAGAAGCGGCAAAGCCATTCTTGCGCGTCAAAGAGAAGGTGACGTAGGCACTTACCATTACGGCGACAACTTAGCCCGTGGTGTGCGTCATATTGTGCGCCAGCTTGTGGACTTGATCCCCAAGGTGTATGACACCCAGCGTGTGGCTCGCATCATTGGCATAGACGGTGACACCGATATGGTCAAGTTAAATCCTGACCAGCCTGAAGCCGTCAAGAAGATCATGCAAGGCGACATAGTGATCGAGAAGATCTACAACCCAAGCGTTGGCAAGTACGACGTGGTGGTGGCGACTGGCCCAGGCTACGCGACCAAGCGCCAAGAAGCCTTGGAAGCAATGGCTCAACTGTTGCAGGGTAACCCCCAACTGTGGCAAGTGGCTGGCGACTTGTTCGTAAAGAACATGGACTGGCCAGGTGCCCAAGAGATGGCCAAACGCTTTGCCAAGACCATTGACCCCAAGCTCATGGAAGACGGTGACAAGTCACCAGAGTTGCAATTGGCCGAGCAGCAGATGCAAGCGATGGGTCAAGAGATGGAGCAGATGCACCAGATGATCCAAAACGTCGGCAAGTCCATCGAGGTGCAAGAACAGCAGCGCAAAGACTTTGAAGCTGAAGTTAAGATGTACGAAGCCGAAACCAAACGGATCGCTGCGGTGCAGGCTGGCATGACCGAGCAACAGATTCAAGATATTGCTATGGGCGTAGTCGCTGCGGCAATGGAATCGCAAGAGATGATGAACCAAATGCCTGAGATGCGTGAAGAGCCAATGGAGATGATGCCACCCGAACAAGGAATGCCACAATGAAAGCGAATGAATTTCTAGGCTTGCTGTTCTTGGCGCGGGATGTTGCTCACTCTGTGCATTTGAACACCCGCAGCTACAGCAAGCACAAAGCGCTTAACATCTTCTATGAACGTATTATTGGTGCGGCAGATGACTTTGCTGAAGCGTACCAAGGTCGATATGGTTTGATTGGCCCTATCACATTGAATTCAGCAAAAAAGACATCTAACATCATTGAATTCTTGCAAGCCTCGCTTGCTGAAATTGAAGGCGCTCGTTACGATGTATGTGATAAAACTGATTCATCGCTTCAACAATTGATTGATAATATCATTGAGATTTATTTGCGTACCCTCTACAAACTCCGCTTTTTGGCGTAAGGACACATCATGGCACAGTATTTTCACAATAACAACGCTGACGCTCAGATCAAGGTTGGGGCGGGAAAGCTCAAAGGTATTTTTGTAAGCACTGCTTCTGGCACACCAACGCTTGCTGTTTACGATACCGCTACGTCTAGCACAAGCGACCCTGTAATTCTTGCAACATTTACGCCGTCGAGTAACACCATGTATTTGTTAAGTGGCGATGATGGTGGTATTTATTTTAATAACGGCCTGTACTTTGACAAAGGCGGTACAACTGTCAATTGCACGGTCTTTTACGAGTAAAAGCCATGTCACAATATAAACACATTACGGCATCTACCCAACTCAAAGTAGGCTTTGGCAAGATCAAAGGTTTTTTCATTAGCTCGGCGGCCACTGTGCCGCGAGTTACGATGTATGACTCAGCCACGGCAAGCACAGCCGATCCAGAATTAATTCATCAATTTACACCTACTTCGGCATCTGTTCGGATGCTAAGTGGTGATATTGGTGGAATTGCATTTAACAAAGGTCTGTACGTTGTCATTTCTGGCGATGTATCTATGACCGTGATTTACGAATAAAGGTTAATCATGGCCGTCTTTCTCTCCCCCGTGGGCGGCGCAGCGGCCCAATTTTTTACCAATTCTGGCGTTGTTCTGACAGGCGGCAAGCTGTACACATACGCAGCCGGTACAACCACGCCACAAACCGCGTACACATCATCTAGCGGTGTAACGGCGCACACTAACCCAATTATTTTAGACTCCGCAGGCCGAGTGCCAGGGGGTGAAGTTTGGTTGACTGCGCCACCATATAAGTTTGTTTTGAATACATCAACAGATGTTTTAATTGCAACTTACGATAATATTTCTGGAATTGGCGCAGCGTCTTATCAAGTACAAAACTTTACTGGCACTGGATCACAAACTGTATTTACATTAAGTGTTGCATCTTTAGGCGAAAACTTTACGTTCGTCTATATCAATGGCGTGTACCAACAGAAAAATACTTACACAGTATCAGGTGTAACAGTAACATTTTCAGAAGCGCCGCCTATTACTTCATCCATTGAAGTAATGTACAACTAAGTATGGCCAACAGCAAAATTTCCGCGCTTACGTCTGCAACCACGGTTGCAGGGACGGAAGTTTTGCCGATTGTTCAAAGCAGCGCGACCGTTAAAGTATCGGTTGCCAATTTAACACCTGGCCTTAACACTATTACAGCCGCTAAAGGCGGCACGGGGCAAACATCTTATGCGGTGGGTGATTTCCTTTACGCAGATACCACTACAACCCTTGCAAAACTTGCCGATGTAGCTACAGGCAATGCAGTTATTTCAGGTGGGGTTGGTGTTGCGCCAAGCTACGGAAAAATTGGGCTTACCACTCATGTCTCAGGTGTTTTGCCCGTAGCTAATGGCGGCACAAATGCTTCTACCGCCAGTATTACATCGTTCAACAACATTACGGGTTACACAGCAGCAGGTGCAACTGGCACAACAAGTACAAACTTGGTATTCAGCACAAGTCCATCAGTTACTACACCTACCTTAGTAGGCGACGCAACTTTAAGCACAGGCAACATCGTCATCGGCACATCAGGCAAAGGCATTGACTTTTCTGCCACCGCTGGCACAGGCACAAGCGAGTTGCTGGCTGACTATGAAGAAGGTACTTTTACACCAACTATTATTGGCACAACAACTGCTGGCACAGGCACATATACTGTGCAAGTTGGGCGATATACGAAAATTGGAAACCGTGTAGCCTATAATATTTATTTAAGCTGGTCAGCCCATACTGGCACTGGCAATATGCAAATTGCTGCGTTGCCGTTCACATCTGCAAATGCAACCAACGCGCTCAATCCACAGACTCTCTGGGCAAATAATTTGGCATTGACGGCATTAAATTATTTGCAGGCGTATAACAACCCGAACACAGCCGGAATAGTTTTGCAGCAATATCCAGTAGGTGGCGGCGGCGCTAGTAACCTACCAATGGATACCGCCGCATCTATTATGGTTTCTGGAACTTATGAAGTTTAAGGATTAAAAATGGCACTGACAAAAGTAACTTACTCAATGATTCAAGGCGAAATTGTAAACGTCTTGGATTACGGTGCAGACCCAACAGGTGTTGCAGATAGCGCATCAGCAATTGCTGCGGCTCATGCTACAGGCAAACCTGTTTTTTACCCATATGGTACTTATAAGCACGTTGGTTATTTTCCAGAGTGTGAAGGGGCTATCATTGGTGAAGGGTGGTCTGCTAACACCGGCGCGAAAACAACAAAGATTGTTTTCTACAATTGCACAGACACTTCCAAAGGGGCAGTCAAACTCAAAGAATCCCAACCAAAAAGCAATTTTTTTAGAATTGAAAACATCCAGTTCATCGCATCGTCTTGGGATGCTGTGACAGGCTGCTTGGGCTTTGGGTTAGAAGCTGGCTTCGCGCCTGTCATTGCACGCAATGTCTACATTCAATCGTTTAGGCGCAGTAATATTTTCTTGCACCATGATGCGACATTGAATGGCCCTTATGAATCATTGTTTGAAAACATAGATTCTGTTTATTCTGGTGAGCATGGCTGTCTTGTCGGAAACGGTGCGAACGCGATAACCTTTATTAATTACCAAGGTAAGTGGAACGGTGCGCCTGCTTGGACAACCGTTCCTACTGTTGCTGGCAGTTATGACGGGTTCCATGTAACAGGAAACCTTGCAGAATATCCTGCATACAACCCTCAAGCGGTTAATATAATCGGCGGCGATTGTTCTTACAACTCTCGATATGGGTGGGCGTTTAATCAAGTTCGTGATTCGTCATGCGTTGCCCCTGGTTATGCCGAAGATAATTTGGTGAAAAATGCCTATCTTGGTAACGATGTAATTCAATCTAAAATTAACTTCAGCACCATAAAGAACGGTATTGATGAAATAGAGAACGATCAAGTGTTTCAGGCTTATTGGCTTGATAATTCATTTTCTATTGGCGGAAAACAATTTCATCCACCAAACGATTTTAATTTAGTCCTAAACCCGACTTTGCCTGATATAAGCGGCTCGACATACATCAATGCACCATCTAGAATTGAATACATTTCTCGCAACAATGATTTTTCCATCAGTACATTTTTGCGGTCAAACGCAACGCCCGATGGTACGGCGGTAAATTCTGCAACCGAAAGTGTTAGCTACTACGGTGGTGGGAGCACATACGCAATCGGTTTTGGGTCTGGAAGCAGACACTTAAAAATCCAGAACAATTTTGTTCGGTTGCCTGACTTGTATTACCAAGCCACCAGCACAGGTTGGGGGGCTTCTAGCGTTGCTCGTTTTATAGCAGCGGCTGCGCCTGTTACTGGAACTTGGGCGCGTGGCGACATTGTATTTAACAGCACCCCATCGGCTGGCGGATACATTGGGTGGGTGTGCGTCACTGCTGGTACGCCCGGCACTTGGAAAGAATTTGGCGACATTGTTCCTTAACTTGGAGAATTAAAAATGGCACTTCAAAAAACAATTAGTACTGTTCATGGTTTTGAGGCTATCAATGCCTACCATCGGGTTGAGGCCGTAAGGCTTGAAAGCAAAACTGCAATGAGTTTTCATATTCGCAGTTACACAGCAGTGGACAAACCATTTTTCGAGGAAAGTGTTTTGTCTTGTGTATATGCGCTCGATGGTGAAAACCCAATCAAGCAGGCTTACGAACACTTGAAAACTCTGCCAGAATTTGCTGGCGCAATTGACTATTAAAAAGAAACATCATGGCACTTGAAAAAATTATATCTGTTGATTTAATTGAAGTTGTTGAAAACGGCTCAATTCAAGTCCGCACCAAGACCGCCATCAAAGAAGATGGCGTAGAAATCAGCAGCAAGTTTCACCGCCATGTGGTTGCCCCAGGCGATGACTACAGCGCAGAAGATGACAAAGTGCAAGCAATCTGTGCAGCAGTGCATACGGCTGAAGTAATTGCCGCTTACCAAGAGGCCCAAATTCAAGCATAATGCTGAAAACCGTACTGGTGCGATCACCAGGGAATCATTGAGATTCAAAAATGACTGAAGAAGTCCAACAAACCTTAGCGGAAGTAGACTCCGCGCCAGCTCCCGAAGTGACGGCCACTCAGGAAGCAACTCAAACGCCGGAAGTCGCTGAAGAAGCAAAAGAGCCTTCAAGGGTTTTTACCCAAGAAGAACTTGATGCAGCAATCGGCAAAAGACTTGCAAGAGAGCAACGTAAGTGGGAAAGAGACCAGACTCAACGTCAAGCGGAAGCCCAAACGCTGAGAGCGCCAGCAAACGTCCCGCCAGTCGATCAGTTTGAAAGCCCTGAAGCCTATGCAGACGCATTGGCCTACCAGAAAGCCGAACAACTGCTTGCCCAGCGAGAAGAAGCAAGGCAGCAATCTGCAATTCTTGAGTCCTACCACGAAAAGGAAGAGGAAGCTCGGACAAAGTACGACGACTTTGAACAAGTCGCCTACAACCCCAAGCTGCCGATCACCAACGTGATGGCTCAGACGATTCAAGCCTCGGACATAGGCCCTGAAGTAGCTTACTACCTCGGTGCTAACCCCAAGGAAGCCGATCGTATATCTCGTCTTGCGCCTATCATGCAGGCCAAAGAAATTGGGAGAATTGAGGCCAAGTTGGCTACCGATCCTCCTGTGAAAAGAACTACGTCAGCGCCAGCACCGATTTCGCCGGTCACAGCTCGCTCCTCTGGAGGCCCAGCTTATGACACTACAGATCCACGGTCTACCAAGACCATGACCGATTCGCAGTGGATTGAAGCTGAACGAGCAAGACAGCGTAAGAAGTGGGAAGCACAAAACCGCTAAACAATTTTTAAAGGATTTTTTCCATGTCTAATAGTATCTTAACGATCGACATGATCACCCGTAAAGCTCTCGAGATTCTCGAGAACAACCTGGTGCTCACCCGTAACGTGAACCGTCAGTACGACGACAGCTTTGCTGTTGAAGGTGCCAAGATTGGTTCTACACTGCGTATCCGTTTACCCGACCGCGCTTTGGTAACCGACGGTGCCGCCTTGCAAGTTCAAGACGACAACGAACAGTTCACCACTTTGACCGTTGCTTCACAAAAGCACATCGGCGTGAACTTCACATCTGCTGAATTGACCATGCAGTTGGACGACTTTGCAGAGCGTGTTCTGAAGCCTCGTATCAGCCAGTTGGCCTCCAGCATTGATGCTGACGTTGCCAATGCGTACAAAACCATCGGTAACACCGTTGGCACCCCAGGCACCACTCCTTCTACCTCTTTGGTCTTGTTGCAAGCCCAGCAGAAGCTGAACGAAAATGCTGCTGTGATGTCACCACGTTACGCTACCGTCAACCCAGCCGCTAACGCTGGTTTGGTCGAAGGCATGAAAGGTTTGTTTAACCCCACCGACACCATCAGCAAGCAGTTCAAGAACGGCATGATGGGCACTGGCGTGTTGGGCTTTGATGAGATCAACATGTCTCAGTCAATCAAGCAGCACACCACTGGCTCACGTGATGCTTCTGCATCCACCACAACCAGCGCCGCTGTGACAACTGAAGGCTCGTCTACTCTGACTCTAGCTCAAGGCTCTGTGACCACTACTATCGCCGCTGGCGACGTGTTCACTATCGCTGACTGCTTTGCTGTCAACCCACAAACCCGTGAAACCACTGGTGCTTTGTTCCAGTTTGTAGCTTTGGCTACCGCCACTGCTGTTGCTGGTACTTGGACTGTGACTGTTGCGCCTATGTATTCGGCCAACCACGCATTGGCCACCATGAACGTTTTGCCTGCTACTAGCAAGGCTGTGACTTTTGTGGGCGCTGCTTCTACTGCTTATGCTCAGAACTTGGTTTACCACAAAGATGCGATCACTTTTGCGACCGCCGACTTGTTGTTGCCCCAAGGCGTTGATATGGCTGCTCGCGCAGTTCATAACGGTATCAGCTTGCGCGTTGTTCGTCAGTACGACATCAACAACGACCGTATGCCTTGCCGTATTGACGTACTGTATGGCTTCAGCACAATTCGTCCACAGATGGCCTGCCGCATCTGGGGTTGATCAAAAACTTTTTTGAAGGAAAATTATCATGGCATTACCTAACGGCGCAGGCGGTTACCAACTTGGTGACGGCAATTTAACTGAAGCAGTGATGGGCGTTCAGACCATCCCTGCTACATTGACTGGTGACACCACATTGACTGCGGCTCAAGTTGCAGTTGGTTTGGTTGTTTGTAAAAAAGCATCGGACGCTACATTGACAGTGACTCTGCCTACAGCAGCGTTGCTTGATGCAGCAGTTCCAAGCGCAAAAGTTGGCTCGTCTTTTGACTTGACAATTTGCAACGACAACAACACTGGTTCATCCTCTACCGTCCCTGTCACCACAGGCACTGGTATTACTGTTGTTGGTTCAGTCACTGTCCCACGTTTCGGTGCTCACACATACCGTTTCGTAAAGACTGGCGACGCGACCTACTCGGCATTTTTGATGTAATTAATGGGGGCTTCGGCCCCCGTTTTTCCCTTTTGGAACTGATAAAGGAATTTAATCATGGCAAATAACAAACCTATTGGCGTTGCATACGCCGATCCCCAACTGGATTCGTTCCAAGTTGGCTCATCTAACGATCCAATTGCGATCACTTCTGCTGGTGTCCTCAACGGCGCGTATGCAGTTACTTCAGCAACGTCGGGCGATACTCGTCTCAACTTCAACCGGCTAACCTTTACTTCAACTGGCTCTGGCGAAACTGCTCGTTTCTTGACCCGCGTAACTGGCGCTAATGGCGCTACAGGCGGCACGATTAACGGCGCACACATCAGCACGTCGGTCAACACTGGCGGCACCATCAGCGGTGCGGCCAACGCCATTCGTGCAACTATTGGTGGCACGTCTACCAACCCAGGCGGCACCTTGGCGGCCTTGCAACTAGACTCTGATTTTGCATCGGGCGGCACTTGGAGCAACGCATCCTTTTTGCGCGTGACCAACTCGGGCACAGGTGAAGTGGGTAACTTTGCGCTAATGCCAGCGGTCAGTGCAACGGGCGTATTTCGCGCTAAGGTGGGTTCGCCCGTCGTCACGCACACTATCCCAGTGATCAGCGGCGGTACAACTTACTACATTATGGTCAGCACGGTTGCTTAATGGTAATCACCAAAGAATTTCTCCTTGGTGAAATTCAATCGCTTGAGCAAGAGATTGGAAAGGCGCAAACCTTTCTGACTCAAGCTCAAGCGGTTTTGAACGCTTATCAAATGCTTGCTCGTAGATTAGATGAGCCAGAACCAACACCCTCGGAAGAATAATGTCTACTATTTACATGTCTCACCCCGTTCATGGCCGAAAAATAGCTTACATGGAAATGGAAGCTGAATTCGATGAAAGAAATGGCTGGACAAGGTATACTTTGGACACGCCTGTTGAG